ACCAACATAGACGAAAAATGTGTAAATGAAAACAATTAAAAAATGTATTAAAAAATGTATATGAGCGTTGTATCTCTTGCTATGTGTGTATGCTTTGTGTGTCTTTATGCGTGTAGGAGCATACACAAATCCCCGTAACTTATGGTCAATTAAATGTGCTCAGACCCCGTAACTTATGGTCCTTTTAATGCCTCAGAGTCTTGTTATCTTACAGGTCGCACTATAACACACTCGCACAAATCTGTCAATACCCCGCTGTCACAAAATCCCCACAATCCCCGCGCAGAATCCCCCGGAAGACCCCTAAATAGTCCCACTTGACATATACCACTAGAAACCTTATAATTATCCCAGTAACACTCAACGGAGAGCGATTATGTCGGTTGCGTATCATCAAGCACAGAAGCAGCGTTATAGAATCACTCTGGAAATGACAGTGATGAATGACTTTGATCCACACCAGATTGACTGGGAGAAGCTATTCAAACTGGAACCAAGTGAGAGGTGCGAGGCATATGTGGAGGATCTAGATTGTCCTTCTAAGTGGTAATCTATGTGTCCCACATATGTGTCCCACATGAGTATAAGGACTTGACCTATGTGTCCCACATAGAGTATAATGTAGGGAGATTATGTGGGACACATAGATTTATGCCTTTTACGAATAAGTTTCCTCATATGGGACACACAGAAAGAATGAGAATACCACAGATTTGTGTGTCCCACATAGAAAATGTGTTGGGTCATTATGAACGTTTATGTGGGACACATGGAGAGGAGTTTGTTATCAGGTTACAGGACAAGATTGAGGAGGGTTTGAATAACATAGAGTGACTTGAGTAACTGAAAGGGGGAGCCTGTAAATTGTCCCTATAGTGTAAGGACCAAACGCAAATGACCTCCCAATCGTCACTCTCTGAGTTTGCGCAAATGTCTACTCTGGATCTGATGATTGCTGAGGTTCAGGGTAAGGTTACGGTGACACGGTTAGCAACACCCAAACCCCGTAAGTCGCACCTGGTAATGACACAAACCAAAGGGAATCGGTGTCGCACGAATCGCTCCAGTGGCACCAATTTCGTTACACAAGTCCGCTGAATTTCCCCCCCTTTCATTCACACTAACCAACGCACAATGACTACCACTTTCCAAACCAACATGACCGACACTGAGTATAATGGTTGGACGAATTATGAGACCTGGAATGTTGCTCTCTGGATCAACAATGATGAGTGTCTGTATAACCTTGCCCGTGAGGCAGGTGATTATCAAACCTTCGTAAAAGAGATCGGTGTTGGATACTCTACTCCTGATGGCGTTAAGTATGCTGACCCCAAGGTAAATGTGATCGAAATCAACAGCGATGTGTTCGATTTCTGATTGATACTTAAGGACCACACAGTTCATTACACTTTCTCACATCAAATGCTGAACGCCGTTATCAACAAGATTCGCACTTTCGGTTACACGATGAAGAATCCGATTCCCCGTAAAATCTTCTTCCTGCACAACTTTGCTCCGAATCGTTATACCGAGTTCTGTGACCTGATGTATTCTCTGAACACCAAACTTCATCAGGGAACTATCACTAAAGAAGAGTTCGATTCTGCACTCCTTGCCTTCTGATTTCGTCTCTTAAGTAACACAAACTCCTGTCGCATGAGTATAAACTAGGCACGCTCCAGGAACTAGCACAACTGCTAGAATGAGGGAACTAGGGGCACCCTCACACACAAACAGTTCTTAAGGGAATGAGATGCGCCCTTAAGCTTACTGAACTAACAAAAAAGACACTCACACAACACACAGTTCATTACACTTTTCTTCTTCATTATGTCCAAGTCTGTGATGCTTTCCCTGCTGGCTCAAGGTAACACTGGCGATGAGATTCTGTCCATTCTGGATGCACTCATTGCTGAGAATGTTTCTGATGATGCTGACACTCTGGGGACTCTGAATACGATCGAGTTCTGATAGTTGAGGGTGCTGCGTTGATTGACAGCGTGGCACCCTCATGTTATGCTTGGTTAGGATAGTGAATCAGCAGTGTTTTATGCGCGATTGTTATGGTCGTCGCGCGGCGTTGCGTTTATAAAAAAGCAAACTACCCTAACCTACAGAGGTGACAAATCGACCGATAAATATCAATCTCATAAAAAAATTCCGGATAGAAAAATGGCACCCAAAAAGAAAGCAAACTGTTATGGATGGGGAATTTTCGGAGGAAAGCACAAGAAAAAAAAGAGTTGCGCAACTGGAATATTTCGAACGCCGACACAGAAAAGAGCATCATCTAAAAGAAAGAAAAAATGAGAAGGACTAAACCTTATTGGAATTTCTGGAAGGTTGTCTTTGCGGGGTGGTTGATACGTTATCCAGGGAAAATGCTGAGAATTTTTGGAGTGCCGCTAGGATTTCTGCTAGTATTGATATATAATGCAGTGACGAAATAAAAAAATTTGGAAAAATTTTTTATGGAAAAACAAGAAAAATTATATCACATCTATGCAAAGGGACAGTGCATATATCACAGTTTATCAGAGGAAAAATTTTCTGAGATCTGGGAAATGCTTCACAGAATGGTTGATTTGTTAGGTGAAAATATTTCAAGAAAAGATTTAGAGTATGAGGAAGTTTACTTAAATAAACTGATACCATTAAACTCATCTTATTGACAAATACTAAATAGAACGATAAAATTGATCTGAAGGTTATTTCTAACTTATGGCAAAAGGATTTACAGTTAAAGCAAAAACACCGTCAAGTTCACAATCGTCGCAAGACTGGGACTATGACGATATTAAAGAAAGAATGAAAGGTAAGAGCATTGTATTTTGTCTACCTGGAAGAGGATGTTCCTTTATCTTTCTCAAAGCATTTGTACAACTTTGTTTTGATTTAGTTCAAAACGGAATGAGTATTCAGATTTCTCAAGATTACTCATCAATGGTTAATTTTGCACGATGCAAATGTCTTGGGGCAAATGTTCTTCGTGGTCCTAAGCAAGTTCCTTGGGATGGAAAACTTCAATATGATTATCAACTTTGGATTGATAGTGATATTGTTTTTGATTCCAACAAGTTCTGGCAACTCTGTGATATGGCTCTTCCGACTGAAGGAGATGAGCGTGAAATTGTCGCAGGATGGTACGCTACAGAAGATGGTCACACAACTTCTGTCGCACACTGGTTAGAAGAGGATGACTTCCGTAAAAATGGTGGAGTTATGAATCATGAAACTGTTGAGAGCATTACCAAGCGTCGTAAACCCTTCACTGTAGATTATACAGGTTTTGGATGGGTTCTAATTAAAAATGGAGTCTTTGAAAATCTTGAGTATCCTTGGTTTGCACCAAAGATGCAAGTATTTGAATCTGGAGATGTTCAAGATATGTGCGGAGAAGATGTTTCATTCTGTCTTGATGCAAAAGAGGCAGGTTTTGAAATCTGGTGCGATCCTCGTATCAGAGTAGGACATGAGAAAACTCGTATTATCTGATGACAAAACTTTATAATATTCTTTATAAAGGTCGTAAAATTTATACAAATCTCACTGCAGAATCTTGTAGTGAGATTTTTCAAGAATTCTCAGAGCGTTTTTACTCGGGTGAAGACATTGATTTAGAAAGTTTAGAATTGGAGGAAATTTATGGCTAAAGGTGGAATGAATAAAACGGTGTTTGAACCAGGAGCACCGAAGAAGACTCGTCAAGGACGTTCTGCTCGTACACTACTGAGCGCAACGTCTCGTAATGGACGTAAGAAAAAGTATCGAGGTCAAGGAAAATAATATTTTAGAGTGCTTAAATAGAAATAAGCACTCTTTTTTTATGTCAACCGAAAAAGAATCTTATATTTTAAATTGGATTAAAGAAGTATCAAAAATCAGACAAGAATTAAAGGGATTTGCTATCTGTCCCTTTGCTTCAAATGCAAAATATAAGATCATAGAGTGCTCTGCAGAAGACATTCAACCGATTGAAGGGTATCAAGTCATCATTTATATCATAGAAGATTACTTTGACATTAATGCAGTGCAATTTTGGGTTAATTTTTACAACAAAAACCACAAAAATTGGAAATTTTTTGAAGATTGTGGGTCTTATGATACATATATTCAAGGAGTCAAGACAAATAATGGCAAATATAATCTAATTTTAGGTCAACCAACACAAAAATTAAGAAAATTTAGAGAAAATTTGTCAAAAACAGGTTATTATGACCTTTGGGATGACGAATATTTGAAAGAAATACTTGAAGATGACTATGATATAATAAAAACACGGGATAGCAACCCCGTAAAAAGTTCTGATTTTCACTAATCAGGAGCTAAAATGACTAAAAAAGTTGATAAAGATCAAAATTTTATGAAAAATGAGTGGGGAACGCAGTATTTGTCAAGTGAATATGGGTGGGAAGAAAAAATTAATTCACAAAAAATGCTTCGTGAGATATCAAATGACGATCTAACTCCCAAAAAACATGATTTTATTTTACAAAACGAAATTCACTCAAAAATTCGTAATGATGATGACTATGATGACTGGGAATATGGTACAGAACCCTTATATGAATCTAAAAAATGATGAATAAATAATACAAGATTCATTGTTAATTCAAAATGCCTGTAGAAAGGGTAAGTAAAGAATTTAAGGATGTCAGCCTTTCTTTTCAGGTTAATCCTATAAATTATGATTTGATAACTATAAAAAATGAAACTGCAATAGGAAGATCAATTAGGAATCTTGTTCTTACAAAACCAGGAGAACGGTTTTTTAACCAAAATCTTGGTTCTAAAGTTAGTCAATCATTATTTGAGAACCTAGATTCTATATCAGCTTCCATATTAAAGGATGAAATAACAAATACTATTGAAAACTATGAACCAAGAGTATCTTTAATAAGTGTTGATGTAACTCCAAATTATGATGAATATGAATTTAGTGTTTTAATTAAATATAATATTATTGGTATAGACGTATCTGCGCAACAATTATCTTTTGCATTACAACCAACACGATAAATGGCACTAGTTAATTTTTCAAACTTAGATTTTGATCAAATAAAGACTTCCCTTAAAGATTATCTAAGATCTAATTCAAATTTTACGGATTATGACTTTGAAGGATCGAATCTTTCAGCAATTTTAGATGTTCTTGCTTATAATACTTACATTTCCTCATATAATGCTAATATGATTAGTAATGAGGTTTTTATTGATAGTGCTACATTAAGAGAAAATGTAGTATCAATTGCAAGAAGCATTGGTTATGTTCCAAGATCAAGAACTGCAGCAAAGTCAAATATATCTTTATTTGTTGATGTCACTAACGTGATTTCATTAAAAAAACCTCTTACATTAACACTTAAAAAAGGAATTGTTGCAACGACTTCAGTATCTTTTAACGCAGAAAATTATGTGTTTTCTATACCAGATGATATTA